TACAATCGGCGATTTGATCTCGTTCCATAAAGGGCAATTCTCGCATGTGCCTTCGTTAAGGTCGTTGAAACGTGCACAGGTGTATGGCCCTTTTATCTCGTCCATCTTCTTGCGCATATCTGCTTCGTTGTATCCGGGGTGTTTCTCTGATATTTTTACTGCGGCTGTAGCCCCGTCGCTACAGAACTTCGCAATAGATAGACCGGCTCTCCACAGAGGTTCGCTAACTTCTGCTTGATTCATGGCGATGTACTTTAATTGTTCGCACCCTCTCCCCTGCACAGTTTTCTTTATGATTGTCTTAAAAACATTCTCGCTGTTCTCGGCGTAGGCTTCGTAAAGAGCGTCAGTACCTAAGTCAATCTTGATAACTGGCTTCGCTAGTACCCCTAGCTTAGATGTAAAGTCTTCTAGCGCAATAGGTTCTGGCATAGATACACCAAGAAAATCTACTGGTAGGGGTGGCTCTTCCTTATAGTTCTTTGAGTTAGGCATACGTAGGATACGTACTACGTCAGCAGTAACAGCAGGGTCAGCGAGTAATCCGTTCTCAGAACAGCACCGCTTTAATCTGTCAGCTTCCACAGCCCATTGCTCCGCCGAAAGTGCTTCGGTAAGAGGCCAATATACATGCACACCACGCCCACTGTTAACCATCAAGGGTTTAGGGAGTGATAGTTTCTTGCAGAAATCACGCACTGCAAATACTGCGGCTTCTTTAGTAGGGTATTCGTATGTTGGTCCACAATCCAAGTCGAGGAAGAAAGACTTCAACTCGTGTGCGTTTGCACCTTTACGACCTGCATCGACTGTTGGTTCTTTAAATGTACTTAAAGCAAAGTACGTGTTTAGCCCGTCTGCTATAAACTTACGTGTAGCTCTCTCTGCGTCTTCAATAGTATCGTAAAACTTCTGTTTACGTACGGCACCTTTAGCGGCGAATACGCAATAGTGTCCTGAGTCGCTGAGTAATCCTTTTAAAAAGTCTAAGTTGTTCATTGTTACTGCTCCAAAAATATATCGTGGCGGGCTCTCGAAAGGGTGGTAAACCCGCCACGACTGCCTATCGTTAAACTAGGTGACTGACCCCTCAGTCGTCCCAGTTGTCTACGATAGAAGCAAGATCGGCCTCGTCAGGAGAGGGAGCAGTAACCTCTTTCTTCTTGGCGACCTTCTTAGGTTCAGGTGCATCGTCGAGTACAGGCTCTTGCTTTGCCACTGATCCATTACGTTGTGTCTCTACCTTGTCGGTTTGGGAAACGGTCAACGTAATTGCTTTGATAGCGTCATCGCTATCTTTCATGGACACAGCTTGATTTAGTTCTTCCTCAGTCAATGGACGGACTGGCTTGAAGAACAGTTTAGGTGTGTCACTGTTTTCGTCAAAATACATCTGCGTAAGCACAGCGATTGACGGTGTCTTGTGGGCTTTAAGGTATTTAGCATATGCTTGCATACCCATCTTACCATCTTTAGCTTCGCCAAATATAGACGTAGCAGGTAGTTGTAATTGATACACAGTGTCGTACTCACCTTCGAGCAATACAGCAACGCGCTGATTGTAACGACATGCACGGCTCTCGCCTTGTCCAGAGCCTTTGATATTCTGTGGGCAATCCATACAACGAGATGCTTGGCGGGTATCCGCAGGTACATCTTTAGACGGAGTTTGTGTATCAGGAGACCAACAAGCAGGTGGAGTTGGGTTCTCAGGATCGTATGCCCCTGCATAGTATGTACGCGATAACTTTGCCGCGTTGATAATGACTACGTTCAAGAGCCCATCGCTCTTAACATTGACTTGTTCACCGCTAACCATTTGACGGAAACGACCACCACGTAGGCTGATACGGTTTGATCCGCCGCCACCGCCGCCACCGGCTAGATTATCGTCGGCTTCCTGCAGTTGTTTAAACAGGTCACTACTTACTAGGGAGTTGCCTTCTCCAAACAATGATACTTCTGACATGTACTATTCTCCTTCTGAATTTGTTTTTGGGGCTTCTTTTTGAGCCTTGTTGGTTTTAGAAGCTAATGCTGCTTCCACTTCATCGAGCCGAAACCGGTAGATATCACCCACCTTTATGTAGCTACTCGCAGGGATTTCACCTGTATATACCCACTTGCGAATTGTAGATAGGGACACTTGGAAGTAATCCACTACAGTATTTATATTCACATATGGCGATTCAATATCACTCATTTTTTCCTCACAGATATTGCGTACTCAGAATCCACATTAAGACCTGCCGGTACTAGGTCAGGGTTTTCCTCAATGAACTGACGTACATGGGTTTGATTTAAACGCTTTTCAAAAAACTCAGGGACTTCGTTATCCATAATAAACTTGTGCATGGATTCCCAGTCGCTTGTCCAATAGCGTTGCTTCACAGTGCGATAGAACAAACCCGAAGCAGTGCGCACACTATCGACCTCGTGTTCCTTGCAATATTCCAGCAGGGCAAGTTTTACCCTGTCCTGCTGTTCTCGGAGCTTGCCCTCTTCCTCTTTATATTTGGAAGTTAGCTCCGAGCGTTTGTCGCGTATCTTAGTGTACGCATTAACTAACTTGTCTACTGACACAGCCATGTTGTTCTCCGTTTTATACTTGTTTTACTGTCATATACGATTGTATGGTAGTTAGTCAAGTATTTCTTTATATAAATCTATCATCGCAGTGTGTATGTTTATACGTTCGTCTAGCATGCGGTAAATACGTTTTTCCGCGGCTGACCCCGCTAATTGAATTACAGTACACTTATGGTCTTGCCCTGCACGGTGTATACGGGCGTTTGCTTGTAGATAAGTCTCCAAAGAAGAAGTAGGCCCCCACCATACTATTGTATTCGCCGCAGTCAAGGTCACACCATGCGCGGCGGACTGCGGTTGGATTACTAGGACTTTTGGGTCAGGTGTTGATTGGAACCTGTCAAATATCTGTGTGCGGTTAGCCGCAGATACATCTCCTCGTATGACCTCAGACGTGATGCCGTCTCCTCGTAGCTTCTGTGCTAGCATATCTATGGTATGTCGGAACGGCACGAATACAATTACCTTCTTACTGCTCTCGTCTATAGTTTCTTTCAACGCTTGGTACCGGCTTCTGATATCGAACTCAACCGAATCACCTTCGTCAGTATATACTGCCCCTGCGCTGATCTGCAGTAGCTTGTTCATGTTGATCGCGGCATTAGCCGAAGTCACGGACTCCCCTGCTACCTGCATTAACATCTGCTTACGCAATGTTTCATAGTATTTCTTCTGCTGTGGTGTCATCTCGACAAAGCGCTTAGTGTAAACCATGTCAGGCAAGTCAAGACATTCTTCTTTAGTAAACCTAATCGCAGGTTGTAGCACTTGGAACACTGTATCCTTGGCGGTCTCTTTAGGTTTGTAAGAGAACTGCGTGACTTTCCACATGACCATGTCTCTCCATGCCCCAAAGAATCTCGGCACTGCCAACGGGTTCACAAGTTTAGCTAGCCCGTAAGCATCAACTGGACTTTGTGCGGCGGGTGTACCTGTCATCATCCACAACCAATCGTCTTCTTTGATTAGTTTGTTTAGTGTCTTCCATCGTTTTGTCTGTGCGTTCTTATAGTGTGTAGCCTCGTCTACAATAAACAAATCAAACCCACCCGCGGCAATCTCGTCTTTAACAACTTCAACACCATCGTAGTTTATAATTACAAACTCAGCCCCACTGTTGATTATCTTTTTACGTTTCTGTTTACTGCCATGCGCTACATCTACTGTGCGGTGCATAGCAAAAGAGAATAAGTCGTTGCGCCATGCGCTATCCATAATCGACAAAGGACATACAACAAGTACACGTTTAACTTTGCCTTGGGTCATAAGATAGTCTGCCGCCCATATAGCCGATGCAGTTTTACCTGTGCCTTGCTCGTTAAAGCAAAAGGACTTCTTGTTCAGTGTCATAAAAGACGCGGTGTCTTTCTGATGATCAAAGGGCGTGTATTGCCCCGGCCAACTGTACCGTTTTGTAATCGGTGATGGTGCGTTTATGTTTAACGAACGCAGGGATAGAACTTCATCTAGCCCCCACTTTACGACGACCTTGTTCATAGGTAGCTCCTTGCTGTTGGGGATAGTTGTTGTTATTTGCTTTGGGTTGCGCACCCGTAGCATTATTGCTTTATCCCGCAAAATTTCCATGTTGTTCTCCGTAGTAGTGAGTCACTACTTTTTCTTCTTTTTGGGGCTGCTCATAGCACCACCCGCGGCTCGATTTTTCTTACGGCTTTGGACTTTGTATCCGTCCTTGTTTGTGCCGCCTTTACTTAGTGCCTTCTTGTGAGCGATATCTTTACCTTCTCGCTTGTCGGCTTTGCCATTCTTGTTGGCATCTTTACCTTTCTTATCCATCGCACGTCTGGCGCGTTGTCGCTCCATACGAGCTTCGTGTTCTCCTCTTGCTTTTTGCTGTTGGTATTCTTTTTTATACGGGCGGGGTTTATTTACATAGGGCATCGGCTCTACCTTTCGCTACTCGGGCGGTTTGTCTGCTAGATATCTTGTGTATTATACCTAACTCCTGTTGTTTTGCACGTATCTTTGCGTGCGTGTGACCCGCTTGCGCTACTAGGTCCATATAGAGATGTACTGTGTTAGCGTCTTCACACCTATCTTTTTTCTTCAGTCGTTTTCGTATCTTAGCTAAATCGTCTAACCGCGTAAGTTTAAACTTTTTAGATATAGGTATACCCCGCATAGCGTTTGAAACTGCAGGGGTAGCTGTTTTAATTGCGTTTGTAACATCTACCAACTTCACTACTAACTTCAGAACTCTAGGATCGTAAGTAACCTGCTCTCCACAATTACGTTGGTTTGCCACAATAGCCGCCAACTTGTTTACAGGAGTATTGCAGAAATAGAAATGATCCCAATTAACTACCATTAGTTTGCTCCATTATGGGGACACTCAACTACTTGACAGTGTCGTTTACACAGACCAGATGGCTTTGGATTCCAAACATCCACCTCGAACGCTTTCTCCATCTTAGCATAGTTTGCTAACCATTTCCCCCATAGAAGTTGCTGTAAGTCTATTTCATATTCGGCTTTGACAAGGCTCTTGGCAATAACGAACAACAGACCTGCATTTAGCTTAGTGACCTCGGGGTAATGTTTGAAGATTGTCAACGCCATCAACTCTAACTGACCTTTGTCAGCGTACTTCGCCGATTTGCCTGTCTTGTAGTCAATGATCCAACCCACCCCAGTTTCTTTATCTATGATCGCAAGATCAACAATGCCTCGAAACCATACATCTTTTGCAAAGAAACTGCAGGGTTCTAGGTCAGCGGTCAAGCCTAACTTCTGCTCCACTATCTTCTTGCCTTTTTTGCCGTTAAGGGAATCCAACGTAGGTTTTATAAAGTCGAACTTGGCGGGTACAGGAGTACCTTTACCTATGTAATCCTCACATGCCTTGTGAAACTCAGTACCGTAGCGCATAGCCTCAGTTTCTCTGAACGGATATTGCTTGAGTACCTTCTCATGGTAGAACTGTTTGGGGCATTGCTCAAATGCTTTGATCCGACTAAACGACCACGGCGCGGCTTTACTCATTCACAATCTCCGTATGATTTGCCAGTGCCACTTTCGCAATCGACAGGTAGGCCCTCTGCCCAGTCTGGTGTCCATCTCATACATCTCTCCACGTATGCTTGTGCTTCAGCGACCTCCTCGTCGGGTACACAACATGCAATCGAATCGTGTACAGTAAGCACTACTTTATACTTCTTATTAATTAGTAGCATCTGCTCACCTATTATGCAACGTGCTATAGCCTGACACACGTTCTCGATAACTTTACCGCCGTATATCCGTGTTCGGCCTCGGCGTACTTTGTATGTATATTCGAAACCATTCTCAGACTGCTCCCCATGTAACTCAGGGTAAAATATCTTTAACCCACTAGGTACTATCAGGGCTTGGTTTTTAGGGTCTACCCCAATGATACCCTTCTTTCCGAACTGCACCGCTCGATGGTTAGCCAACTGCTTAACCATATAGTTAGCGTCTTTCCATACCTTGCTTATCTTAAAGTTAGCCTCTCGATAGATAGATATAATCCGCCTTGCCTCGTCCTCAGACACCTCAAACCCGAACGTCTTCAACTGCATGCCGAACTTCTCTGCCCCCATGCCGTATCCCGCACCTAAAATTGTAGTCTTACCCACGAACCTTTGATCTTTAGTTACGTCTTCTACGGCCACGTTGTATATACTTGACGCCATATACTTGTACACGTCCTCACCCTTGGCGAATTGATCTACAAGATCGTTCTGCCCTGCGAACCACGCAAGCACTCGCGCCTCGATTTGGGACGAATCGGCTTCGACAACTGTGTGTCCTTCTGGTGCAATGATAGCCTTCTTTAACTTCTTACCATTTGGCCCACGGCTCGGTAGGTTTTGTAAGTTAATTTTATCTGACCCACCCCATCTGCCGGTGTGCGCCGCGTAGTACCTAATCGGTACGGGTAAACGCCCACGTTTAGATATACCTATAAACCTCTGCGTACGTGTTTCCTCAAGAGTAGATTTGTTCCCAAGGCGCGCCGCTACTAGAGATTGCACACGATCATCAGCATGCTCCTGTAATGCCTTGAAGTCTTCGTCGCTCTTAGCAAAGGCGTACGTCTCCTTACCTGTTGTCAGACTGGTCTTCATAGGCGGCTCGACACCAAGATCACGTAGCATGTCAGCGAACTTTAGATTTGACATCAAGTCTTTCTTATCTGTCACCCCTGCATCGCGTAGTAGTTTATCCTTACGATCTTGCGTGTCTTCCAAGTGCTGTTCCAACAACCCAAGGTCTAGATCAAGTATCGGATCAATAAACATACGCAATGTAACGTCGATCAGCTTTAGCTCAGTGCGCGGAAAGTTAGCCCCCATGATCTTAAACAGTTTATACGTTAACTCGACATCCTGTATGCAATACTCGCCGTACTTCTTAGCTTCTTCCGCAGTGAAATCGGCGCGGCGTTTGCCCTTGGCGTTGTGTACTTCGAAACCTTTCTCACCAATACCGTAGCGTTCAGACAAAGCCCGTAGTGATGCACCTGCATCCACGCCGTGTAAACCTCTACCCATGCACATAGTGTCAAACCAAACCTTCGGCTTCACACCATATCTCCAACTTAGTATAGCTCCGTCGAACATAGTGTTCTGTGCTAGGATGGCGCTCTGAGAGAAGTCTATGTATGATAGTAGACGTTCAATGGTTACGGGGTCGTTTAAGTACTGAGTGGCTTTATCATTCTTTTTTATAGCAAGGCCGATTACTTCGAACCGCGAGTCGCGCACATAATCTTCTGTCGTCATCTTAGATAGTGAGTAGTCCTGATCGTAGTAAGTCTCAAAGTCGAGCGTATATACATCCATTAGTTAACTTTCTTTTTGTAGTATTCATCTACTAACAAATCGACGAGGTAATCTGCCAAGCTAGGGTAATCGTTTCTTAGCATTTGATCTGCGGCGAAATCCCATACTTCTTTGGTGGTGTTTTCTACCAACGACGAACCAATACTACCTGTCTTAATATCGTAGCGACGCCTAAACGATGCTATGTCTGTGATGGGAACTGGTTTATTTGGCGGCAAATCTCCGCGCTTTTGCGCCCTTGCTATGGACGCGGCAACCTGTGCGTAAGTCCCTTGTACTTCTCGTGCTATGTCTTCCTTACACATACCCGCTTTACTAAGAGTAATTATCTTTTCAGTTATAGGTTTAATTTTACTGCCCATTATACTCTATCGTCCTCTCCAAGGCCGCGCCGCTGATAAGCTATGAGAAAGCTAAGACAGCATGCGGCGTGTGCCAAATGTGAAAATCCTGTTTCGGGGTCGTTATCTTCACCTCTCCACCAAGCCCACATGTGACGCATCATTGCGCTAAAGTATCTACTCCAAGATGCACCTTGCGCCCAGTTGTGCGCGCTGTACTTCTGTGCGCCGAACGTAAGAACTCTTGCTGTTTCTTCGAGAAACTCCGGCGGTAACAGGTCGTACCTAGTTTTAGCGTTGTCGTCCTTTACAAACTTAGGCACAGGTATTTCTTCTCTCCAGTTAGGTGACGATATAGTTGCTATCATCTTGTCTACGTATTTTATACTTACCCCTACGGCTTTAGCTACTTCACTAGAAGTTGCCTTGCGGTTAGCAAGTAGATACGTCCATACATGTTCTTCTTTCTTGGTCATATGTTGTATCCTTCTTTGCGCCTGTTGCTAACAAACTTAGTTAAGTCTGCTTTGGCGTAATCGTAACGATCTCTTGCAGATGGTGATGCAGTTGGTTCTATGTATTGACGTTGCCAGAAGTCTACTTGTTTTCGTAAGAACTGTAACTCGTACTCGAGGGCGGGTGTTAGTTTCTTTTTGCCGTGCATTACATTTCATACCAATCTGTATTTGGCGCCCATAAAACCCAAGAGGCTTTGTCTTGCCCACCTTTACAATGCACTTGAGCCTTGGTCATTTCCCCTGCATTGTGCATACGAATAAGTGCTGTTTGTACAGACACAACGTCAACGTCTAATGCGTCAGCTAATACTTTAGAAGTAGATGCAACCTGATTAGCTTCCTCTTGGAAATACTCTTCGATACGATCTTCCAGATTGGCTACCTCAACTCTTGGTGTAGTTTCTTCGGCGTTCACAGCTACACCAACCGCTTGCCAAGGCGTGTCAGCTTTAGTGTTCGGTATTAGTGTAAGCGTCCGTACTTGTTCCTCTGCGACGGTGTGCTTCTTAGCTAGCTTAGAGTTTATAAAGACCTTCTCGCCGTTATCGACACGTACCCCAAAGGCAGTGCCTGTAGGCATTTGATGTACGATAAAAACTTCTTGTGATTCCATGTTATTCAAAATGTTCATATTGTTTATTCCTGTTGTGTTGATGCCCAATACTTAATCTGTGTTTGTGTTTGGTGCATGTTTGTTTCGTTTACAACCCAATCAAAACCCCCTGCTGTTTTAATATCATCTAGGTTCTTCTGTTGCAGTGCGGTAGTCTTCCCCTTTCCTGCTTTACATTCAATACCAAGGAACAGACCTTTGTAGCATGCGATTATGTCAGGTACGCCGCTTCGTCCAAATCCACCTGTAACAGGGTAGAAGTAGTATGCTCCCATCTTCTTTAGGTAGTTAGTCACTACCTTCTTTACTTTAGCTTCTGGTGTTGTTGCCATTGTTGATCTCCATGTAAAATAACTGGCTTCGATGGGAGGCAGATGTCCGCCCCCCAAAGTTAAATTGGTAGTGTGTCACTACCTATCAGCGTAAATCCAATAAGTAGTTTTGTCGATCCTGTGACCTACACCTTCTATTGGTTCCGTCGGTGGTGTAGGGTCAACGAGCATAAGTGTAGCAATACGCTCCCTGATCCATTTAGGTGTTTCATTTATAGTGTCATATACCCCTAAACCTGTCGCGTCAATAGCGTCTAGATCAAAAGACATTACATTAACCTTATTTGTAGTAGGGTGTATTGTCACGCGGTACGTGATAGTGTCAGTTGTTCCCACGCTCACTCACCTTTGATGTAGAACATATTTTCCCCTGCACGATATCCAACACCTGCAACATATTGATCTTCCTCGACCATAGATAGCACAGACATAGCACCGAGTAGTCTCTCTGGTAGTTCTTCCTGTGTGTACGCTATCTTGTTATCAGCGCTATCGTCGTGATGAAACAGTGTGAAGTGTTGCGGTATTTTCTTGAAGCCTCGGTATAGGTTAGCACCTTGAGCTTGTACAACCTCGATAAACGTGTGGTCTTTATCATGTATATCTCTACTATCATGTAGCTCCTTAACCGCTTCAAAGGCTTCGATTAGTTGCACTTCAAGTTCTTTGTCGAGAAACTCGTAGTCTGACTTTAGTATGTTAGCGAGTTCTCTTTTAAGAGGTGCGGTGTTTAGGCGTGTCCTACCAAATACATCGGTGTCAATCTTGTTCGTTATCTTGTGTGCCTTGGTCTTTACTTCGTCCAACGAACGAGACACACCTCTAGCAAAATCCCTTTGCACTTGTTCCACAACTTGCTTTGCGGTTGGTGGGCGTAGGTATTTACATGCGTTAAGTAACCCCTTGTTGAAATGCAGTGCTGAAGACATGAAGCAATTATCCCCATACGAGTACTTGCCGTTCTGTATGTTAGGCGAATAAACAGCATACCGCTTTTCACCTGTACCACCTTCAAACACGTCTGCGTATCTTATCCAACCCATAGCGTAGGTGTCTTGCGGTCTGTAAACCCATGTGGAATTTAGGTCTTTAGGCGCGGTCTTGTAACCACGAACCTTTTTGGTTAGTTCATCTGCCATCATCTGCACATATACATTAGGTGTAAATACCTTATAATCTGGGTTTGGTTTTTCAATATCCCTTACTAATTTTAATTCTAAGTCACTCATAGTTGTTCTCCTTTTGTAATGAACCCAAGTTCTGTATTGATAAATCTGTTGAAGCATGCTCGTACATGGGAAATATCTTCTTTAGTTTTTATTTTAGTGAGCAACGGCGCACTGTTGAAACTCCAACTCTGCTCGTCTGGGGCGTAGCATTGTTTGGCAAACTCTATCCAAAACGCTAGTCGTGCAGGGTGTCTACTACTGCGCACAATCTCACGTCCTCTCATACCATCTACTTGTCTCCAAACATTACCCCTTGTTTGGCCGTAGGCTTCAACCAAGTCTTGACCATGCTTGTACAGATACTCGTTGTCCTCCAATGGTATTAGCGGTGACATAGTCATACCCCATTCGAAAAACTTTTTGATTGAGTCCTTGTACTTGGCTTTGATTTCTATGTTCACACGCGGAGCTTTCGGCAGTGTGCGTCCTGTCCCCTCAACATGTACCCAGTCAACACCAGAGAACTGATGTGTGCCAGGGTTTTTGTTGAACACTAAGGCAGAGTTGTCGTCGTGTAACATGACCCACTTCTTAGCATTTTCTTGATACCAATTAGCGTTTTGCTGATCTTTTATATGGTCGTAGACAATACGCGGTGCGGTATGGGTCTTGGCTAAGTAATATCGTTCGTCATGCCTATGATCAGGATACCTACCCATTGTCTTAGTCACATACTGTTTACCATTGTCGACAACAAACCCCAGACTTTTTGGTGTATGCCTGTTTATAAAAGCGTAACGTCCGTTGTGTGCGTGATTTCCATACCCATTACGTATTGTGACTTGTTCTGTGCCGTCACGTTTCTTGCGCCATATGATAGGTGCGTACTTCTCCATGTCCTTTAGTGTAGGTACAAACTCAGCAGAAGCAGTATAGCCCCAACCCCAGTTGAAGTATTTGTCGCCAAAGTGAAAGCCATCTGATAGTGCATAGCAGTTGTTGCTGATCTTCACGATACGTTCGTACTTACGTTTGCGATCACCTATGGGTCTGATATCTTTACCCTTGTTACCACTACCGCCCATTGGCTTTATGCTTTCGTAGTGAGCCACTACCTCGTCGAAGCTACGGAATGATGAATATGTTAGTGTCATTTGTTTTTATCCTGTTGTTTAATGTTATTGTTTAGTTTAAAGCACCTGCGTGGGCATTTATTGCCCACACGAATCGTCGTCGAAGTCACGTTCAATTTCCCCAAGTCCGTTACAGTTTTCGCAATCAACCCATGTTTCGAACGGCTCGTACATGTCGCCTGTCCACTTGAACTCCTCGCCTGTAACTTTGCCGTGTTGATCTGTGTCTTTGCACTCAGGACATTCGATAAAAATCTCTTGCTCCTGTAGTCCTACTACATAGTTCCCAATCTTACTCATCGCTTCACCTCCACTAGATCATCGTCGTCTACGTACTCCGAAAAGTGAGACATATCTAATTTAGGTGCATCGAATAGTTTTACACTACCATCGGCGTTCTTGAGTTCATTGCCATCGGCATCACTCTTGTAGAAGGTACACTCCCACACTCCAATATAAGTTTTACTCATTACATGTCCCTCGATTTTATGTGTACACATTTACCTACGTCTGGCACTCTGAGCTTGTTGTCGATAACGCACCACAACACAGGCATAGTCCACTGACCCCAACCACTGTATAGGTCGCCATCAGTAATCACGATACACGCTTGCGCGTTGATGCTTTCTTCACGAATGTACTCGGTCACACATTCTACATCTGTACCACCACCGCCTTTCGGCTTAGTTGATTGTACGAGTGTATCTAGTTCGTGCGTGTCATACGTTTCGTCACGACATATCTTCGTATCCCAATACAACAGACGTACTTTATCTGGGTGTACCGTATCACATATACCTTTGACCTCGGAAAGAAACGCGGTGATTTCTTCCTGACCGATTGATCCAGACGTGTCGATTGCAACCACCAGTTCCCCGACTTGTTCACTGACACCGCTTGGCATGTAGATACCACTACTCAGATACCTACGATTAGGTCTGCGGTATGTAGAGTAGTCACTGCCTGTACAAGTAGTTTGCACAAACTCACGCAACACTTCACGCCAATCGACTTGTGGTTCTAGTAATGCTTCTAGGTCACGATCACCACCACTGCCCATCTTCCCTGCAACCAATGCACCTTGACGTACTGCCTCGTCAATCTCTCTGGCAAGATCACGTTGTTCGTCGGCGGTCATTTCTTGCGCACCGTCCCAATCGTGTACATCGAATGGTTCGTGTCCATCAGGTAGTGAGCCACTACCACTCTCAGGCGTACCATCACCACCTTCGGGATTACCAACGCCACCACTGCGGCCACCACCTTGCGGTTGATCTTTACGTAGCAAGTTGTACACCTGCGCGGTATCCATACCAACGTACTGACGATCATAGCAACCTTTTGAAAGTTCGCCTGTCATAGTAGCAAACCCATCTTGGTAGTTATCATCTACAATCTTTAGGTTGATCACGTAGTCACACGCTACGTTCGCAAGATGTGCGTCTTGCAAGTATAGATGTTTCCATGTGGTCAAGTGGCGGAACAACTTGTGGTACACTTCGTGCAACACCAGAAATCTAAGCTCGGCATCGTTGAGCTTACTTACAAACTCACGTCCGTAGAACTCGTCACGTCCATTGGTACATGCCGTCGGTACGTTGGGGTCGTCCACTACAGAACGCTCCCCGATCATTAGCACCCCTGCGAGTGCGACATACTTCGGGCTACTCATAATAGATACAACGGCTTTTGTTAGGCGTTGCTCCTCAGTTAGTTGTTTAATTGCTAGCATTTGATGCTTCCTTTCTTGTTAGGTCTGGCAGGCCATGTTTCCGCATTTGGTCAAACGTGTGTTCGTCAATCTCGGTCATACGACCTTCGTAGACAGCAACGTGATCGTTCCAATAACAAATAGCGTTTTCGTCCCATTGCATATGGTCTTTGCCGTACCATGTGCTTACATAAAACTCATGCGTATCGTCGGCTTGAGCTTCGGTTTCGGCTTTGAAGATTATAGGTTGCTTGTACTCAAACTCCCCATTGCGTTCTTCAATATCTGCGATCCAATATTTCATTTTATTTCCTCCACCACATCATAGCTTTCCACCACTGCGGCTTCGGCTTTAGGTCTTGCTCCATTTGACTGAGCATGTATTGTATTCTCGGCAACGGTTTATCAGGTTCACCGAACTCGATACCGTGCTTCTCAAAAGCTGTATCCACAACTTCACGAAACGTAGGCTCGTTGCGTTTCAACACATGCGCACGTTGCTGTACTGCTTGCTTTGTGCGACCCATTACGGAAGCAATCTCCTCAAAGGTCATGCCACCATCGCGCAATGCTTCGAGGATACCGTCCTCTTTATCTGTCCATCGTTTACCCATTATTTCTCTCCTCTGCTGTAACAACGACAGCGTTTAATGCGCCCACTAATGAAGTGAACTCTTTCTTTGCCTCTGCGACTGCTTCGGCTTCGGTGTGTGCAAGTACACAGATAACTCGTGATACTAGCCCTTCGACAGTTACGTCATAACTCTTTTCCATGATTATACCTTATCTGCTGTGTATAGGTGGTTGTTCTTCATAGCCCACTCGGTGAACTTCTTGTTAGTCATAACCATTGACTGCTTTGAATACTTCGGTGCGCGTACACCATTAGCGAACATAGCTTGTGCTTCGGTATCGAGGCGTGGCAAGTAATCCATCCAGCTGTTGAGCCAGTCTTTGTCCAACGCAGACAGAGTTCTATACACAACCATACATATGGCGGCGGCGCTGTCAGGCACTTTGGCACTCTTTGGATTGTCTTTGATAGACTGCAAGCTAGGTAGCTGATCGGATAGTGACACAAACGCCATCAAGTCCATCGCACCGCGATCACCAATCGTACCTATCAATGCGGCGGTCAGAGTAACATCGTCAAACCCTTCTCGTGCTTTGAGTATGTCAGACGCGGCTTCGAGTGAGCGAGGTGTAACAAAGGCGGCACGTTGCGCTTTTGGGTGAAAGATGTATGGGTTTTCGTCGGGGTCTTTCACATCTTCAAACGAGTGCATCAAGTGTGGGTTGTCTTTGAGCCAACCAAGTAGGCTGTGATCCCAATTCTTGTTGATACCGTATTCAATCAAATCCATGTTGTTAGTCTTTTTGATCTGCACTACAGTTATACGGTTACGTGCGTGTGGTGGTAGTATGTCACCAACTCCTTCGCTACCCATGTTCGTTGTAGCAAAGACAACACTGTCAGGGTGTAGTGAGTAACTACCCATTTTACGTTCCAACATCAGACGTAGCATAGCGGTCTTCACTGCAGGGTTCGCCTTGCCATACTCGTCTAGCATAAGAATAATCGGCCCATCTATATGCAGACCGAGTTCTTCGTGAGGAATCATACGGACGCAACCCTCTTCTTGTATAGACTGCAAAGACGGTATCATAATATCGCCAAGGTCTTTTGTGGTGGCATCGAAATATACTTTGCGGTGGTTCGGTAGTCTTTCTGCTACCATATCCAACATAGATGATTTGCCGCTACCCATATGACCCTGTGCGAGTACGGTTCGTATTTTAGCTACGCCTACGATAAGATCGACGCATTGTGGTAAATCTATGTGATACATTGCGTGTGTTTGATTAGTCATGTTGTTCTTCCTTGTTTATATATCTAATGATGGTAGTGATTTCATAACGGCATCGACTGCCGCTTTGGTTTCGGCGCGGAACGTATCGTCCTCACGCAATGCGTCCGCTGTAACGCCAGACATCGCATATTCGAGTTTGTTTGCCATGTCAGACATCTGGATCGACTTCGTCACGTTACACACACGTAGTAGTTCTATCATGTCATTGACATTACCAACGAGTGTATCACGAAATACTTTCTTGTCCTCTTTACTGCTGTAGTCTAGGCGCTCAGACATATTTGTCAGTGCCTTGTGCAAACGTGTCCACACGTCATTCATAGCTGTATTGTATTGTTTGGAATAGAAGTCCTCATACTTCTGCTTGATTTCGAGTAGTGCTTCGTTGCCCACATCGACACGGAAGTCACCGACATCTGGTAGCGGCATGTAGTTCATACGGAAAGCGAACTTGCTGGCGAGTGTTTCTACTGTGGGGTAGTCGTCACGCGAGAACAACGAGCCAAGCTTGAGCTGTACGTTTATCACT